GCCCTTCGGGTGACCGTCACGGTCCTCGTGCGCGTGCCGGCGGGGGCGCCCTTGGTCAGGCTCACGGTCGGCGCTGTGACCCGGCGCCGGATGCGCCGGCGCTTGCCCGTGCCGTACTCGACCTGCATGGTCCACGGCGCATCCGAGCCGTACTGCGCGCGCCAACCCGACGCGCCCATCACTGAGTCCGAGAACGACATCGCGGCGTACTCGCCCGAGCGCCGCCGTGACGGAACCCATGTCGGGCCCGAGAACGACGGGGCCGTCGCGAGCAACCGGGCGCGGCCCGCATCCGCCCGGTCCTTCACCGCGTCGCGGACACCCTCCGACCTTGCCAACTCGGCGAAGAGCGCCGGGTTCCGCGCGAACTGTTGAGTCACTAGTCGACCTCCTTCAGCTCGGCCTCGACGTGGTGAACGCCACCACCAGGCCGGGGCCACCTGCCGACCTTGCCGTCGACCTCCAACGTCATGCCGTCGACCTCGACGCGGTCCGTCTCCACCAGGTCAAGGTCCATGCCGCGCGGCGTGTACAGGCGCCACCCGGTCACGGTCGTCTGTCGGTCGTCCGTGTGCTCCGTCGACTGCGCGGGCGCCGATGCCGGCTGCACGTTCACGCCCGACACCTCGGTCCGGGCAGCCGCAGCCCAGTCCCGCGACTCCGACCCGTACCGATCCCGAACCACGGGGGCCCGGACGATCACGATGGACTGCACGTACATCAGGCTCATCGCAGCCTCACCGTGTACGCCGTGCGCCGATACCGGCCGAGGATCTCCCGGTGCGACGAGGTCAGCGATCCCGTGCCGAAGGTCTCGACGGTGTACACGACGCTCTCGCCGCCCACCGTCTCCGAACGCAGCCGGTTGGGGTTCGCCAAGGTCGCCGCGGCGAGGTCGAGCGCGACGCCGGCGATCTCGTCGGGGACCTCCGCATAGCCGTGCGAGTACGTGACCCGCACCCGCGGGGCCCAGACGCAGCCCCGATACGAGGCCCCGTACATCGGGTGCCCGCGGGTGAGTTCGCCGTCGAGCCGCGAGTACCCGAGGTCCTCGGTCAGGGTCTGCGACGGCGAGCCCCACTCGGCCAACTCGACCACCGTCAACGGGTGATCGTCGTCCACCAAGGCGGGCCGCTGCGGCAGCGACAGGACGCGGTCGCCGCCGCGCAGGTTGACGACATCGCCGACGACGAGCGTGATGTCCTGCCCGACCCACCGCCGGATCGCCGCCGATGCGGTCCGCAGCGCCAGCTCCGCGCCGGCCAGGTCGATGTCCTGCTGCATGTACGTCGCGAGGTCCACGCCCGTCGCGAGAGGAGGCAGGCTCATGGCACCGCCCCTCAGTCGAGCGAGACGGTGACCGCGCCGACCGCGAGGCTGAAGGTGTCGCCGGCCTGGAGCGTCTTGCTCGACGAGAGCGGCAGGTACCAGAGGCGCTTCGGTGTGCCCGTGCTGTCCCAGATCTCGACGCCCACCACCGTGCAGGCGGGCATCGACGTGTACGACAGGGCGCCGCTGTTGCTCGTGGCGCCTGCGCTGGCCGCGCTGAACACGATCGTCTGCGCGCTGTACGAGCCGCCCGTCACCTCGGTGCCAGCGGCGCTGTCGCTGCCCGCCGCCGTCATGAGGCGACATCGCAGCGGTCCTGTGATCGTGAGTGTCGCGACGCCGTGCAGGTGATCGAGCAATCCCGCCTCGATCGCGTCCGGCAGATTCCCAGCCATGTACGTCTCCCGTCAGGGGCGATGGATGATGCCCCGTCGGGGCCTACGGATCAGGGGATGGATCGACGCGAGCCCGGACGAGACGCCGCCGCCGAGAGCCGACCGGCCGTCACCGTCGACAACGCCCGAGCCCGTCGCCCCACCTGCCGCCGCGGCGACGGCGGTTCGGCGGCCGAGCGCGACCGCCATGGTCGATGCGGTCCCTGTCGCTGCGGCCACCGCCGATCGGTCGGCGACAGCGGATCCCGCGGACTCGGCGGAGCCCGCCGGCGACCCGACCGCGAGGCGCACGCCTGCGGCTGTGGTAGAGCTGGAACCCGAGCCTGCGGCGGCGGCCACGGCGGCACGGACAGCGGATGCCGAGCCTGTGGCCCCTGCCGAGCCCGAGCTCGCGGCGACAGCAGAGCGAACGGCCATGACCGAACCCGCCGACGACGCCGACCCGGACGCGCCGGAGCCCGCCGGGTCCTCGTCGCTGATGATCGGACTGACCCAGTAGCAGCCGCCCTGGTAGGTCTGCGTCGGTGCCGCGATCGACGCACCTTCGAGAAAGCGTCCCTGACCGGCGGGGACCGCACTGTCGGGAGGCGCGTGCAGGATGCCCTCGGTGTGCCCCGACCCGCCGGGCTGACCGGCCAGCCAGTAGCCACCGGTGCCGGAATAGCGGACCGGGTGATGAGCGACCGCGACGTAAGGGACGCCGATCGTCAGCGGGATCGGAGTGATCGAGACCGTGCGCCAGTCCGTCCCGCCATCGGGGACTGCCGTCGTGCTGCCTGACAGGACGACGCCCGAGCCGGCGGTGAATGCGGCGACTGTGATCCCGGTGTCCCCGGTCGTCGCGCGCCAGACACGGAAGCCGACCAGCCACCCGGCGGCGGTGGCCTGGAACTCTGTACCCAGGCTGATCGGCGTCGTGGCGGAATCGGTCACGGGCCCAGTCGTGGCCGGCCACAGAGTGAAGGTCGTCACGAATCACCCCCGCCCGATCGCCCAGGTGGATCAGCCGTGCGACGCCTTACGCGCCGCGGCAGCCCGGTCGGCGTCGGTCTCCGGCGTCGGCTCGCCTGCCGTGACGCCCGCCACGGTGTAGGCCGAGTTCGGCGTCGGATCGACCTCGACACCGAGGAAGCCCCTCGCCGCCGCCCGGTCGGTCGCCTTCTGCGCGGCCTCCGCGACACCATCGGCCGGCGTCGGCTCGGACTCGCTCTTGCGTGTGGCCATGGTCTGCCTCCTCAGGCGCGGGCCACGGTCACGCGGACCAGGCCCCCGGGGTCGGTGATGCCCGTCAGGATGTGGATGCTCCGCCACTGGAGCGTGTCCCCTGCCGCGAGGACGAGGTTCGCCGGCGTGGCGGACAAGGTGATGGGCGTGTCGTCGTTCGCGGCGGCGTTCACACCATTCGCGAAGTTGAGCGACGCGACCGTCGCCGTACCCGCCCCGGCCTGCCCCTTGTTCACGAGACTCACGGTGCGGTTGTTCGTGGCGGCCCCGGTGATCGCGGCCTCGGCGACGTACTGCACCGCCGTGACCGTGCAGGCGAACGGTGCCTGGAACAGCACCGTGTCGTCGTCGTTCCCGGCAGTCGATACCGCCGGGACATCGGCCTCGATGACCCGTACGAGAGGTGCGCTGTCAGCCATGAATGGGCCTCTCTGTTCGAAGGGAGCGGGTGATCAGGCGCCGACGGACTTCAGTACGCCCACCGGGTAGCGGGCGGACTCGGTCGGCTGGTCGTTGTTCAGGGTGTTCGCGACCTGCCACCCGACGCGGAAGGTCAGGCGCACGGCCGTCATGTCTTGCTGGGCCAAGTTGTAGACGATGGCTCCGGTGTTGTCCTGAATGACCGCCTGGTCGAGGATCTTGAGCGTGATGTCCTGGCGGACGCCGACCACGAACTGGCTCCAGTCGCCGCCGAAGAGCCGCACACCGTCCACGCCGGCGCCGCCCGCGACCGGCCACAGACCGCGCATCGGGTAGCTGATCGGCCACCCGTCCAGCGACAGCAGGTTGCCCGACGCCCGCTCGGAGTCGAGCTTGCGGCCCTGGCTGTCGCGGGCCCGACGCAGCTTGGACTTCGCGGAGGTCGCCGCGATCCAGCCGTTGACCTCGAACCCGTCGGTCTCGACCTTCTCGTAGACGTTGTCGATGTCGCCGAAGAAGCCGCCGTTCGCGGCGGTGCTGCCCTCGTTAACGCTGTTCCCCGCAGCGGTCGCCGCCGCGAGGATGTCGTCGGGGAAGCTGCTCGGCGCGTTCGTCCCGAAGAAGACGGCCTGGTCGAGGACCCGGCCGAACGCCTCCGTCAGCAGCGGCATCGCCTCGTCCCAGACGTTCGCGTCCACGTCCGCCACGACGTTGTCCGGGATCGGCATGATCGTCGCGATTTCCTCGATGTTCAGGTACTTGTTCGACCAGTTGACCTCGGTCGTCTGCTTGAGGCCGGTGTCGCCGGTGACCCAGTAGGCCATCGGGAGGGCCGACAGAACCGGGAACCTGACCTGGGCCCGACCGACGGGAATGCGGCGGAACATCGACAGGACGGCGGACTGCTCCGTCGCCTTGGTGAGCATCTCCTTCGAGACCTCTTCGGGGATGAGCGCCGCCGCGTCCGTGCGGCTGGTGACGTTGTCGTAGGCCACGACTGGGCCCGCCTTTCGTAGGCCGGCCGGATCAGTCCGGGCCGGGTGTGGTTACTCGCGACCCGCCGCACGGCGGATCAGGGAGTTCATGTCGGTGGGCTGAGGCCCGGTCGTGCGCACGCCGCCGT